CGCAACAGCCATCGACATACCTGTTCCAGCCGCGTCGCGCCCAACGGCTGACACCATGCCGTTAGAATCTAACGTGCCGGTGGCTTGCAAGAGCATTTGTTGGAATTTCTCGGCTGTAGTGATGTTGCTACCGTCTGTTTGGCCAAACTTGAACGGATAAAGAATCTCATTCGGGTTGCCGTTGGTATAAATTGCCTTGCCAGGCTGGACTGTCAGCTTGGCTCCCCGCGGCAAGCGCGTTGCGTCAACGGCCATCATGGGCGACGCTGTCAACGCCAGAGAATCCAAGTGAGTGCGCACTTGCGCATCAATGGATTTCTGCATGTTGTAGGCTTTTTCAATCGTTCCACGACCTGGCAATCTGTTCGGAACCGTATCGGCCTGATAGGTCAGTACTGGCCTATCCTTCATCATGTACGGGCTTTCTTCAGCCTTTAATAACATGCCGTCGTTAGCGATAACGACTATGGCCTCGACCATGTCCTGATAATCTTCGGCGGCTGATTCTTCGGGGAACAGCTCAACGATGTCCTCGTCTTCCGCTTTTTTCAAATACTCGCGTGGAACCAGACCGTAGTAGGTCAAGAGCAATACCTTCTCATCTTGGTATTGGCTCACCTCTTGCGTTGGCTCCAAATCCGTATCTTCGTAGGTCGGTGTGATGTTGACCTTGCGATAGATGCCTTTTTCGATTCCGCGCACGATCTTGTGTATGGATACGTACTTCTCAATGGCCACACCCATGCAATCGTCAACGGTTGTGCCGTTTGGATCCCACAGGAAATTCTTAGGGTTGATCGGCATGGGCTTGACCGATACGCGCTGGCGCTCAGTCGTTCCAATAGCCGCTTGCGCCTGGCCAGGTATGGGCATGGTGGAAGGAACTAGCTCCTTCTCCATTGATGTCGTAATTTCAGCGATGCCTGTGCCGTAGATTTCAGCTAATAACACCACCTGATCGACATGTTTGCGCAGCTTATCCCGCTTAAAATCCTCCATCATCTGGAGTTTTAGCATCTCAATATCTAAGGGATTACCGTCCACATCCTTGATGTCGTCTTTGATGTCAAAGAACTCGCCAGAGCCAAAGATCGCTTCCATAATTTCTGCATGGCGCGTCTCGACCGCTTGTTGCGTGGCTGGGGTAACTATGCGGGAGCGTTCTGATTCACGGGTTTTGTCTTCCGTTGCCCACTGGCCACGGAATATGCGTTCGTATTCTTCCCATTGCGGTAAGAAGTTAATATCGCGATAGGTTCTCCACCTATCGCAGTGATCTGACACAAAGCTGACTAGTTCTTTGTCGTTTTCGCTAGGCTCGTCAAAATCGTTTTGTTCCATTTACACACCCGAAATAATGTCCACCGGTTCCCAATCGTCTTCTTCGCTATCCTGAAAGTAGGAAGTAACGGCCAATTGGTCTATATAGGATAGGGCGTCAGGCAAGTCATCGTGTACCCCCTGTGCAGGGAACATGAGAAGCTGATCTAAAAATATATCCCAATCCTCGTCAGCATTAAGCACTATTCTTCCATGCTCAAAACGCCCTTGGAGACTCCAAATTATTCGGTCAGTCTTTTTCCGGTTGCCGTGCGTTAGGTCAACTATGTGCGAATATACATTATTCTTACGCATTAAGTCACTCAAATACGGCAAAACTGCGTTTTTTAATGCGCCGCGCTCTATCCCGACCGACAGCGGTTTGTAGTCGCGCATGGCCATTAGTATCTTGGCAGCCGTCTCACGTATATCCCAGCGCCCATGTTCGATCTTCTTGACCCACCATTTGCCCTCGTCGGTCACCTTAACTACTGCAATGGCCGATTCATCTAGGCGCTTCTTGGAATTCGCCGCTTGCTTGGCCACTTCTTCAAAGCCAGCTAAGTCCACCGCCACAAAGTAGCTACCATGCTGCGGTTCAACGCCCTTCTTGATCCAATCTTCCTTGAATATGTCCGAGCCAGCGTTAGAGAACGAAGCTAAGTATTCCTGTTTAAAGGCAAACGAACTTAGCGTCTTCTTGGCCGACTCGATTTCGCTAGGGTCAATCAACGGGTTGTCTTTGGTGGTGAAGTGCCACGACTTCCAATCTGAATCGACGTTATCTTCACCTAGTTTAAACAGATCGTAGAACCAATTGCGGCCCTTGGGTGTGCCGATGAACATCCCACGACCCTTCTTGTCACTCAAACTAGCCCGTATGACCTGTTCCCACGCTTCGGGTTTGATGTCGGCTACCTCATCGAGCACTGCATAGGTCAAGCTAACACCGCGCAGTGTGTCCGGCCTATCAGCGCCCCTGACATAGATAACCGCGCCATTAATTAGCGTGATGTCCTGATTGTTGATGTGACTGTTGGCAATCACATCCCGCCCTAAGTCCATCAGTACGTTCCAGATAATCTGTCGGGCTTGTCCGTTCGTTGGCGCCACATACAACACCGCTGACCCCGCAGGGCAACGCAAACCCTCGATTAGCAGGGTCGTGGCGGCCAAGCGGGATTTTCCGCAACGTCGCCCCGCGGCAACCACCTTGAACCGCGTTGTGTCGGTGAAGACTTCTTGCTGCCAGGGGAGAAGTTGAAAGTTAAGGTCGGCCATTATGTTCCTTTGACCCTAAGGTCGTAGTTGACCCTAAGAGGCTAGGGTCGTTATTTTTAGGGTCAGAAATCCGGTGCGCCAAATGGGTCTTTATAAAAAGGATTGGCAAAAGTCTCTGGCTTGGTCAACTTTCGCAAATCTCTTATGTGATCGCTGCCAACAACAAAAACGCCACCAGGTTGATTAACTAAGAATTTTTGCCGCTGCGCGTTGGCTCTTTCTGCCAATGTTCTTGCATTACTAACCTTTTTAGATTCATTATCCTCAGACCACATTAAATTTTCGCCCGTGTTTAAAAACTGCTTAACATTGGCTTTTGTGGCTGGTTGATTGGCTAAATTTAACAAATTAACATCTTTTTCGCTGGCGTTTTGCAAAAACTCTTTTAATGTATCAGCATTGAAGTTTCGACCTTTTAATGCGCTGATCTTATCTTGCGCCAATAATATGGCGTCAAAGATAGTTTTGTTAGGCGCTGTTAATGCGCTGTCTTGCTTATTAACCGCCACATTGGTGAACAACGTATATAAAAATTCGGGTGGATATCCCTCTACGTTTTTCTGCATCAGATCATCCCATGACCCTTTATAAGCCGTCTTGGGTAGGGCATTAAGCGCAGAAACATCTGTGCCAACACCCTCATAATATGCGCCATATTGTTTAGCAATATCGGCTAACTTTTTGGCATTCTCAGGCGACACGTTAGCTTTCTTGCCATGCTCAACGCCAACATACGCCTTGTTTCCATCTATAAATAAAAGGTCATCCATAATTATTCTCCACTAGGGTTGACCCTAATCGTTTAGGGTCAGGGTTAGGGTCGTTATTTCATGGTCAATCCGGCGCACCGAAAGGGTCTTTGTAAAACACTGAGGCCGCTGGCATTTTCTTAGCGTTCTGCAAAGCCATGTCTCGATCCATCACCTGATGCAGCCATGCGTCGCGCTCATTTAAGGCTTTGCTGGTCGGATAGATTGGCCACTTACCCGCTTCAATATCCTTCTTCCACGTTTTCCACAGCTCGCTTTCATCCTCAATCACCTTACCACCGACGTACCCTGGGATGGATACAAACTGGCCTTTGTACTTGCCAGACGGTATCTGAATGCCAGTGGCGTAGATAGTGATGGGGTTGCCTTCTGGATCACGGCCAGGGTTGGCCATGTTAGCGCGGTGATATATGACTTTGTTTAGTTCTTGAGGTGATAGCCCCAAACTATTTAGATAATCATCCATTATTCTGCTCCATATCAATGATGTCGTTATCCGGCTGGGTCGGTGATATTAGTAAAGGCTCTCCCCCCAACCCCGTGATGTTAATCGTCACGGCACTTCTTTGGTTAGAGCCTTTCTCGAACATCGAGATAGGGAGCGCTCTGTCCATGCACATCTTAATCGCTGCCATCTGGCCAGGGTGGTCATCGTTCAAAGCGATCTGGACTACCTTTTCGACCACATCCTTACCTGCTGAACGGATGATAAGTTCTTTTAGCTCCTTGATTCGCTGGTTGTCAGTCTTCGGTAAGGTAGCCGGAGGATTGGCAGCGAACTTCTGGATGGTCAGCTTTTCGGGGCGGCCACGCTTTTTAGGGGTAG